GTGGGCTTGGTTTTTAGTTAACTAGCGATTAGTTTGAACCACCAGCAGTTTTTGTTATAATTGCGAATGGATATGCTTTTGCACCCTTCTTGATAGTGTTGCCACTAGCAATTCCACTAACTCTATTTACTGGGTTAGGTAATGCAACACCTAATCTAATTGTAAATCTTAAACCAATCATGTCTTGTTGAGCAAGATTGTAGAGTTCAGCACCTGTTGCAGGGTCTTTAAGTGTTGCTTCGTATAAAATTCTCATACTCATTTCTTCACGGAATGAATAGACAAGATAACGGAAGTCACCAACGATTGCGAATGCAGATGATTGATTGAAACCACCAGTTAAGTCGATGTGTCTTGGTAATGCACCGATTTCGCCTTGGTCAGTTGCTAAGATACCGAGGTCAGTGATTGTTTTACGGAATGCACTATTAAGTGAAGGTCCACCTAAGATTGCAGTTGGAACATAACCACTGTTTTCAACATATTCCATAGCATCGTTGATTGCGTTATAGAATGATTTTCCTGTTGAACCATCCCAAGTAACTGTTGCACCAGCACTTGTTGCGCCTGCTACGATACCACTATATCCAGCCCAAGGGCTATTGACACCGAAGAAAACAGTTGCATCAATGACTTGTTGGAAAGCACCGATAACTTGTTCGCTAATTTCAGGCATTAATTCAACACCGAAATCTTCAACATCGTTTAATGTGTTAATTGAAACTGGAACGATGACTGCAATTTCTTCTGCAACAACGTCAACACCTTCATATGCTAAATAAGAAACTGGCTTATTCTTTAATTCTGCTTCATCTGCGTTATTTGGTGTTGATTGATTTTTAACCCAACCTGCTACTGGTAAGTTGGATAAGACATTGAGTTTGTAAGTTTTTCCTCTCATATCAGGTAATCTTCTACCTAATTCGAGTGCTTTAGATTTACCTACAACACCACGGATAATTTCTCTACCATACTCTACTGGTAAAACTACTGTACTATTAGAAATACTGTTATTTGCCATAACTTTCTCCTTTCATTTAATGGCGAATGCTAGGTTATCTACCTAGTGCTTGTTTTAGTGCATCTCCTGCCATTTCATTCACTTTGTCTTTGTTGTCCTTTGGAACTGGACTTTGAGCAGTTTGAATGATTGTAGAGTGAGTTGCACCTTTTGGAAGTGTACTCTCGTATTCTTTCTTGACATCTTTGATTACTTTATCAATGTCAGTATCACTAGCATTGAGTAATCTAGTATCATTTTTAAAATAACTTGGTAGTCCTTCCTTTGCCAACCTAGTTGAGATTTCATTGGACTTTTTATATGCCCTTAAATCATTTAACTCTTTTTGGTCGGCTTCTTGTTGCTCTTTGATTTTTTGGTCGGCAAGTTCTTGTGCAGTTAAACCTACTTGTTCTTTTGTTTTACGAATATCATCATCGTATTTCTTACGCATATTAGCCATATCGCTATTATGCTTTGCAACTAACTTTTCAGTTGCTTCATTGACTTTTGCCTCAACAAAATCATTGAGTTCTTGTTCGGTTTTTGGTAATTCCATACCTGTCTTCCTTCCTCTTGAATATAGCATCAAGGTTGCTTAACTTGGCTCTCGCCACACTACTTTAGAGATAGTAGGCATCTTTTTATAATTAGGCACTAAACCTTATTACCACTTAAATCTTGACTAGCACCTTTGATAAAGTTGGTTTTGTTATCCATTTGCTTTATTTCTTGTGGTGTTTCGTTTTGTCGGTCTAAATTAGTTTGGTTTACCCCATTACTATTATTATTGTTTTTCTTTTCTTTACGCTTGTCAACATAATTATTCCATTCCTTAACACCTTTAAGGTAGTCATCAACATTAGGAATGAATGATAAACCTTGTAAAGCAATATTTGGGTTTAATAAACCTTGGTTACCTAAATTAACAATATTGTTAACCATATCAGTATCGTTACTTGGTAATGTGTGAGTATAAACTAAATCAACATTATCTAAATCAAACTTAATACTATCATAAAGTTTGCTATCATTTTTCTTAACAAAGTCAAGTGTCAAGTCTAGGACAATCATATATCCTTGGTTAAACCATTTTTCTTTTTCTAAACATAAGTCTAATAATGGTTTTGTCTTTGCTTTAAGTACAGGGTCACTTGCATTTTGTGTAAACTCAACGCTAGTGAAATCTGGAATATGAGTAATAAAGTGAATTTCACGTTTATAATCATCTGCTAACTTTTGAATGTCAGTTTGATTTAATGGGTTTGATAAGAATTTTGCATCGACATTATCACCCTCTAAAGCAATAACTCTATGTTGTTTAATTAAATCAATCGCCTCTTTTGCTTCTTTTTCATTACCTAAACGAGCATTCTTTACGAATAATAAGTAATTCATAATATCATCAACGTTTTGGAAACGATTGTTTTGTAAAGCACTATATAATGCCATAATTGTTAACGCTGGTTTGCAATCACTAATACAAAGTTTGTTGTTAATAAACTCAATAATAGGAATATCTTTAAATCCATGTTCAGTTACATTGGTTTTGGTTGCACCATTAATTAAAAACAAGTTTAATGGATAAACACTAAATGCCGTTTTTGTTGGAATTGAGATTTGTCCTGTGTAATATGCGAACATTTTTGTTTTAGTGTAAATGATACATACATATCTTCCACCTTCACTTGTTTGTTCAAAGTAAATGTAGTAAGCGCATAATCTTCTTTTTGCAATAGAACAATCGTAAACAACATTAGTGTATTTTGGGTCTAATGAACGATAACGAGGGAAAGTATCGCCTTGTTCGTTATAGAGTGCTAAAAATCCACTACCACTAATTGAACTATGTAAAGCACTATCGTAAATTTCTTCCTCAAAATCATTATGCTTTTGAGTTAAGACAAACTTACTAATTCTTTCTTTTTCTTTGTCAGTTCCATTTGAAACAATATCAGGTACTCTACCTAAAAATGTGCTTGTTGCAGTATCACATAAAGGTTTAACAAAGTTGTGTTGTAAATCAATTTTTAATTTTTTTGTGATTGGGTTTACAAATTCGTTGTTATATAGTTGTTCTTGTAAAGCAATAAGTCTAATATCTTTTCCTACTGCATCTCTATAAAAGATTTGATACCAAAAAATTCTTTTAACTACATCAATTAGTTCATCGCCACCATTTTCAAGTGCATTATCACTAATGTTCATTCTAATCATATCTAGTATCTCCTTATTGCTTCTGCGAAACTTATAATTTCATTACTTGTTACTATCTTATTTCCACCTTTATAAGAATAGTCATTGAGGTATTGTGTCATAGCATCAACCTCATCATCGTGCGAACCATTAGGGAATTGCACGATTTCTTCTACCATTTCATCAACAGTTGGGTCGATTTCTTGACAAGGTAAGTAAACATTACCACTCTCGAAATATGGTGTAACTGCTTGTGCCCTTCCAACCTTGTCGGTTTTCCCCGGGTCAAATGCCTTTAAACCACCTATTTCGTTGTTTAACATATCGATACACGCTTCTCCATTTGCTTTGTTTTCAACGAGTTTTTTGCGTGCTAAAGGATAAGTCGCACTTACTATTTTTATCATTTCACAAGTTTGTGTAAATGTCATTCTTTTTTTAATTCTCTTTAAAAGATAGTGATTTGCCTTAACTCTACCCCATATTTGAATAGCGTTAAAGTCATTAGTTTCTTTCGTTTTACCAAAAGTTAAGTCGCAGGACATAACAAGTTCATCAAAACTACTAGGTAAAGTTTCTTTTGTGTAAAATTTAATAGTATTTCTAGAAATTATGTTGCCACCGTCAATGTGTGGTTTGCCTTGATAAAGTGCGTTATATACTTTTTCGCCTACTTGCTTTCTAATTTCTTCTGCAAAGACTGCACCCATACCAAGTTCAGGGCATAATGCTTCGCCAATTTCTCTATGTAATGGGTCTTTTTCATTATCACAAATCAAAGGAATATTAATAACGAAAACTCCGTCATTTTTGCTATATTCTCCAATTAAATCTTCTTCGTGCCAACGAGTATGGATAATAATGCAAACACCACCCGGGTGTAAACGAGAAAGACAACTAAACTTAAATTCATCGCTTACTTTTCTACGATAAGTTTGTGAGTACGCTTCTTCTGCGTTCTTATAAGGGTCATCAACAATTAACAATTCACAACCATTACCAGTAATTCCACCTAAAATACCAACACCTTTAACGAAACCTTTTTGCTTTTTAAGTCCATAGTATTCTTTTGTGTCTTGCGTTTCGCTAATTTCTATATCAAAAACTTGTTTTCCATAATCTCTAGTCTTTTCTCTATTGCTATCGCAGAATTTTTCGCCAAAATCTCCATTATAAGCAACTAAAATAGCCGATAAGTCAGGATTTCTACCAACAAACCAACTAGGTAAAGTCTTTGTAATAGTTGTTGATTTACCTAATTGTGGTGGAACACTAACACAAATTATAGTTTTCTTTGCTTGTGCTAAATTTTTACGATTTTGTTCTACTTTTTCTACTGCGCTTTGACAAACTTTTGCTAAAAATTGATGAAATCTTGTAGTTTTGTAACCTTTGTCGACTAAAGTAAGGTATTCTTCAAAGTTATCTTTCGCTTTTTTATACTTTATTTCATCTAACATCTTTTGCTTTTGGCTAGGTGTTAAGTTTTTTAAGTACTCATTGATACGATTTCTCTTTGTTTCTTCCTCTTGAAGCGTAGAAAAACTATTGCCACCTTCCTTAATAGCATTAACTTTATTATTGTGATTGTCTAAAGTTTTTCTAATACCACTATTCATTATTTAATCTCGCCTTTAAGTTGTGCTTCTACTTCTTTCATTTGAGTTGCATCTAAACTACCAACAACATTTTTAATATGACCGTCACTATCGGCTTTATCTTCGCCAAAATGTTCGCTTAATCTATGTTCGGCTAGGAATTTTAAAAGATTTGGTTCTGGTGGTAATTCTTCTTCATATTCGACAATTTCGTAATGTTCGCCAATAATTCTACCACTTTCATCGTAATCGTGAACACGCATAGGTTGTTTCTTCTTAACTTTACATTTTCCTACTGCTCTATCAAATAAAGTACCTGCTACGATAATATCTGCGTAAGCGTGACTAGATTGCATTATAGAAATAATAAAAGGGCAAAGATTACAAAGTGTTTCAAACTGTTTTTTGGATAATTCAAGATTGTGTGCTATTTCTTCTTGTGTTGAACCATTTAAAGCCCATTTTGCAATATTTTCTATGGTTTTTTTAGATATATAACCAAGTTCTTTATCATTACCAGTAACTTTAATAGAATTATTGATAAAATCATAATCAACATTCTTATAAGGTTCTAATATTGTATCTATTTGTTTCTCGCTTTTTGTTTTTTTAGACATAAAAATATTCTTCCTTGTCAATATTATACAACTAAAAAAGTGCTACAAGTCAAGGAAGATAAAACTTATAGCACAATGTCATTGTATCAAATTAAAAACTTTTTTTAATCTTTTTTTAAAAATAATTTTTTTATTTTTTGACTGAAATATTTTAATAGTTTAACGATTTATGAATATTTATATGAATAAATCTTCCTAAACCTAAACCTAAAACCTAAACCTTAACCTTATCCCTAAACCCCTTTTCCTAATGGTGTTAGGTTTAAAGGTAAAACTACTTGACAAACACATAGTGTTTATGCATAGAATTAAGAAAAGGAAGAATACAAATATGGAAAAAGTTAAAGTTTTTATTAGTCAACCGATGAACGGAAAGACAAACGATGAAATTGAAAGCGAAAGAAAGGAAATCAAAGTTCTTTTAGATAATAAATATGGCGAAGATAACTATGAAATCATTGATAGTTTCTTTAAAGACGCACCACACAATGCTAAACCACTTTGGTTTTTAGGAAAATCTTTTGAACTTTTATCAACTGCAAATGTATGTGTCTTTGCTAAATGTTGGGAAAATGCTAGAGGTTGTTGTATGGAACACCTTGCTTGTGAAAATTATGGCATTAAGATTTGGGAACTTTAATTAAAATAAAGACTATCTTTTTATTATATTAGGACAATGTTGCTATGTTTTATAAAATTTTAATTGGTTTAGGCATATTTTTTGTCTTATTTTTGGCATTTATTTTGCTTGATTATTTAGCACATAAGAATAGAAACGATGAGTAAAGGAATTAGAAAGTTAAAATATTACAACCCATTTAATGTTAAGAAAAATGATAATGTTGCGTTTTGTTATAGTGATAATCAAGAAAAAATAGGAAAAATACTCGATATTGACTATCCTTTGGTGCTTATTAACGTGAATTATAACATTTTTGTTATATACATTGGGCAAATAAAACGAAAGATTGTCGGTTTTAATCATAAGATTGTCATATAAATATTTTTGTTTGTTAACTTCATAATGAATTGAACC